GGTCTTTGTGCTCTCAGAATTGTTTCTTGATAGTCCAACTCTTCAACTGAGGGCTTAAGCTCTTGGCGCTGTGTCTCATAGTGCTGGTAATTACCTTGCCAATCAAGTTCAGTAGGTCTCTCTGCAGTAACAGTATACGTGTTGTTATTTACTAGGTCAAGGAGTTCTTCTCTGTTGTACCGAGTCTGTGGGTTAATCTCAAGAAGGTCTATCTCTGACTGACGCACATCTGGAGCATTTTTTAGAAGCTTAATTGCCTCTGAGCCTTTTAGACCCTTACTAGGATACTGTGTGTAATCAAGTAATTCTCTAGCAGGTGAGTAAAAGTCAGCTACGTTTCTTGTGTCACCTTCTCTAAACAAAGAACGAGATGGTGCCTCACGTGGAGTGGTAGTGACATCACCAGCAGTCTTCATTAAGTCGTCGGTAATACCAGTTGGTACGTCTGGGGATGTATTACCAAAACCAGCAAGTGTATCTACTACTGCTTGTGCTGGTGTTAGAAACTTCTTTGCTGCAAGTCCAATTGGAATAGCAGACATACCAGTGTTTAAAAGAGAAGAACCAGCTGCCTTAAGTCTTTCAGCAACAGGCAGTCCAGAATCAAATGCTCTCTTTGAGTCCTCACCTGCTTCAACAAAACCAGTAACAGGGTTAAGGTACTCGTTAAAAGCTTCTACACGACTCCGAAGTTCTGGTGGCGTATAGTACTCTAGGGTTTCGTTGAGAGCACGTGTTCTTTCTTGACCAGGAGATGTCTCTTGTCTTTGCACAAGGGGTGCGTCAGTTGGTTCAGGAACCCTGCCATAGTTCCGCATCTCTTCTTCAGTTATATTACTTTCCGCCATTAACTTTATCCCTTAGCATCCGCAAAGAACGGAGTGATCTAACTTCACCCTGTAGTCTGTGGATAGAAGTTGAGTCATCCATCTGCTCTAGTTGTTTGTGACAGAAGGCAATACGTGTATCTACTTCTTCTACAAAACTACCCCAAAGTTCTGGGTTGTTTACAAACATCTTAATCTTAGATTCCGACATTACTGTACCTGACCACCAGTGTTACCAGAGAAACCTTGTTCACCAGGCTGTGGGGCCATCCCAGTGCCAATAGTACCACCACCAGCACCAGTTACGTCCTGAGCCTGAGCACCAGCTGGTACCTGACCCTGCGGTGTACCAGCTACCTGACCCTGTTGTGGAGCAGGTTCTGGGTTTTCAGCCTTAAACTTCTTAAGCATCTCAGCCTGAATGGCGGCATCAGACAAAGAGTTTACAACCTTATCAGGATCAAGGTCCATGGACTTAGCAATCTCACGGATGATATAGTCCATCTTAGCAAATGGGGCCAAGGCAGGGTTCTGTACAACACCAAGAAGCTGCATAAGACGTTGGCTACGTACTTCGTTAGCCATGAGGCTTTCAGTGCCAAGGGCCTTAACGTCTAGGTCACCCTTAATATCTTCGTCGTAGTCAAACTGCATGTTGAAGTGGAAGAATGCTTTAGCTAGTGGTCCAAGAAGGTAGTCATCCACGTTCTTGACGACAGTACGAATAGACCCGTTAGCTGCCCCCATAAGCATAGAGATACCAGACGCTGTTCTACCAACACCAGACACACCAGTCTGACCATGAGCAAAGGATGGGAAGCCTGTGCTCTCATCAGCAAGGACACGAGCCTTGTCAAACATCTGCATATTTTCATTAGATACGTTAGGGAACTTAGTCCCGAAGATAGCTTGACCTGGAGCCCCACCCTGCCTACGGAATACTTTTCCAGGATACACTGTGAGGTCTTGACCAGGGACGAGGTTTGTCTCGTCTACTTCGATAAGAAGATTACCAGACAGTGCTGCGTTATCAACAGCCATCCGCATGAAACCATTCATGAGGGTCTGAGTATCGTCCATGTTCTCAGCAATACCAACACCAAAGAAGGAGTAGGGGTTAACTTCATATGGTACTGCATAGTAAGGAAGAAGCTGTGGTGTAAATGGGTTCATGACAAGACGGAGAACTTCACCATTACAGACCCAGATGTTAACTGAAACCTGATCAAGCTTCTTCATCTCTTTGGGGATTTCTACTTCGTGACCCTTGAGTTCTTCAACATCAACATAACCCCAGAACTCTAGGACTTCGAATCGGTCTGCTTCAGTCTGTTGTTGGTCATCACCCATAGCTTGTTCCCACCACTCACGTGTATAGGACTCACCAAGCTCAATAGCCTTATCAATTGACTTAGATCTAAAGAATGGTCTACGCTTCAGTGCACGGATCTGAGTCCGTGACATCTTGTGGCGTTCAATAACATACTCTGCTTCATCCATGTTGGATGCATCTGGATCAGGATAGAAGTTCCAGATAGAGACAGAAGCAGTCTTTGGAATAGTCTTAATGATAGGATCGTAGTTACCCTCTTCATCCCAACGAGGATACTCTTTATCTTCTGCAAATGGACCCTTCATAACACCAGTACCAAAGAGTGCACACTCAAAAGCAGCAGAACGAAGCTGCTTACTTGCATTAGACTCTTCTAGCTGGTCATGAATTTTCTTTTCCATCTTCTTTGCTGCAATCATAGCAGGATGGAAAGTAATAGCAGTAGGGGAGTTTCCTTCACCCTCTTTAATAAGAGTGCTTACAGGCTGAAGTTTCTTAAATAGGCCAGCAAGTCTGCTCTTGAGATCAGGAAGAGTTTCCCCTGGTCTTAGCATACGTTCTTCTTCAGAGATCTCAGGAGTAGGATTAGCCTCCTGAGCCTTACGAAGCTGGTCGTCACTCTCAAAGTGAACAGATTCTGCTACACCCTCAGGAAGTGTAGTTGGGTCTACACTAATAGGGAACCTGTTGTTACCAAACAAGACATCAACAATAGATCCGTAGGCTGCTAGAACTTTTGTTTTAGTAACCTTTACAAAGATTCTAGATTTCTCAGTATCAGTAAAGCTTACTTCATTGCTGTAAAGACCACGATAGTTGCGGTAGGATGTAAGCCAACGTGTCTCATCAGCAAGTCTACTTGTCTCAGCCTTACTGAACTTATCTTCAACTAATCGAACGATATTACCGACCTTAGGGTCTACGTAACCATCTGTACGGTCCTCTACAAACGAAGACTCCGCTGCGTCCATATACATATTTTCGTCTAGGTTTGTATCAAATTGTGACATTAGTTGTCCTTAATAACCGAAGGTTGGGTCAGATGCTTGAAAACCAGTTTTTTGTGTTTTCGGATTGTAGTCAAACAAGTGGCTTCTTGGTCTTGTCATTACGCCATATCGAAGAGCATCGTAGAGGTGATCCTCAGAATTAGTGTCGATGTCTTCAGAGTTTCTTTTGTCTAAGGGGATAGAAGGTATTTGTGTGATAAGATTCCTACACGTGTTAAAGAATACTAGTCTTGCTTGTCCAGTAAACTCATCGACTTGTAGTCGTCTGTGAACTTCGTTCTTACCTGCTATACGTGAGCCTCTAGACCTATCAGATGGACGCCAGCGGCATCCTTTCAAAATCATCTGCTCTGCTAGTGAGGGACCTGAGTCACCCCTGTTGTGCCACAATGAGGAGTCAAGTACACCATATCGGATACTCTCACCACGTTCAGCCTCAAGGATTAAGTCTGCTAAGTCAGTAGCAGTAACCTTTGATACGTACATCTCTCTATAAACAATTAACTGTTCAGATGGAGATACAGCAAACCAAACGACACCAGTATACGAACCATAACCGTAGTCACATGCTCTGAACCTTGCCCACCCGTCAGGGATGTCGAATGGTTCAATAACGTGAACACTAGGGTTAAACTCAGTAAAGGCTGCACCCTCAGAGATAGACCAGTCACCCTCAAGTAGTTGCCTTCTTTGATGTTCAGGCAGAGAGAGTAGGTTTGCTTCGTACATACCATCACCAGCAAGGTAAGGGTTGTCGAACAGAGTTGCTGGAATAAATCTACGTTTAAATAGTGGTTCACCCTCACGAGAGTGTCCTACAGGCCACTTAATAGTATCACCATTTTCATCTACTGCCCAGAAGGATTCGTTCCAAGGAGCAGGATCAATGAATGTTTTCTTTACCCAACTATGTCCTGGACCACCAGGGTTTGAAGTTGCCCTCATGAAGAGTGGTAAACCAGATGCTGATGTAGTTCTAAGACGAGAACGCATGTAGTTCCAAGCGTATGGTGTACCCCACTGAGTAAGTTCGTCAAAACCAATCCAGTTAAATGCCTGACCTTGATATCTCATAACGTCTTCGTCACGGTCAAGGTAGGACATCCAGAGTGAAGCACCACATGGTGCAACCCATGTCTTATCTCTCTCCATAAACTTAATACCTGGAATAGCTTCAGGGTATAGCTGCTTACTAACTGAGATAAGTTCTCTTAGTTCTTCAGTGCTTCTACGAACTAGGAGTTTACGAGAGCTTGGATTGTTCAAGTATCGAACAGGATCAGCAATCATAGCGTAGGACTTACCACCACCAGCAGAACCACCATACAAAACCTCTTGTTCGTTAGAAGCAAGGAACTCTGTTTGTGGACCAGGGTTAGGTTCAAAGATAACACGACGACTTATTAAGCCCTCATTGATCTTCTGTATCGCCTTCTCCACGTCCACTGGTGGTGGCTTCACTTGTGCTGGAGTTGAAGTGTTCTGGGTTGAGGTCGAGTTGTTCACCCCTTGAGTGGAACATGTGTCCTTCAGGGATTCTTGCTGCACCTGCACCACCGAGTCGGCCTTCAAGCTTTTGCGCTGTTTCGACCGCTTCTTTGTACTTCCTGGCATAGGTTCTAATGTTGTTCGCACCATGTTTTCTATTATTCTCTAGAGCCACACGTTTCTGCAAACCAACATGAGAGATATACCTACCAGTCTCTTGTGATAACCAAGCTGCTACCTGTCTTAGACTATACTCATTTAGGTAAAGCTTAGCTTTTTCTAAGAGTTCTAACTGGTCTGGTATAGGATTTAAGATATGTGGGTTATCTTCGTCCTGCTCATAACCAAATGGGACCAACCTACCAACTCTAATGATAGGATACCACTCAATGGTACCGTCTGGACCCTTCTTAGGCTTTGGAAGCCACCATGTTTGACCTGTTGTTGCTGACATAATACTAGTTTAATACTGACATCTTGTCAAGTTCTTAGGATACATACACATATAAGGTTAAGAGTCCTTCTTTGCTGGTAGAATAAACAGTGGTTCAGACGTTTTAATCTCTACCTTCTCTGTTTTACCAAAACCAGCACGATCAAGAAGGTCCTTAGCAGCAGACATCTTCTCTTTATTACCTAGTGCTACAGGATTAGTCATAACTTCGTACATAGAATACACAGCTTTAGTTGATGACTGAGCAATAAACTTAATTGTTAAGTCAGCAATCTCCTCTGAGAGAGGAGTAGTTACGTTATAACAGGCTGTTCCATCACTATAACCAGCTAGGCGCATAGCAGAACGGATGTCACCCCCAGCTTCTTCATATAGAACATCCAAAAACTTCTGTTGTTTGTCTGTTAAACTTTTAGTAGCCACCACCACCACTCCTCATTGAATCACGCATTTTATAGAGTTCAGTAAGAACTTCTTGTTTGGTCTGAGAGTCAGGTAATGACTGTACCTGATTAACAAGACCATTGATATCGTTCTGACTGCCACCAGTTAGTTTGGATTGGAGTACTCTTGGGAGCACTTGTGTCACGTATCTACTCTTTGGACCAAGAATAGAAGCAAGCTTCTGCCCAATTGGGTACTGAGTAGCAGTCTCAATAGTTGGTGCAGTCTCGTCTACGACACCAGGTAGTGGCATAGGCCGAGGGACCAAGGACGGTCTGCCAGTTGCTTCACCCACAGAGCCACCCTCAGGGGCCACAGAGGGGCTTTCTATGGTTGGGGCAGTGTCACCTACCTCAGGGGAAGAATCGCCCACTGACGGGCCTGAAATTGGCTGTGCAAGGATTGTGTCCAGTGTCTTGTCTGTTCCAAGTACACGTGGCTCTACTTTTACTTCTGGTGCTGCTGCACTAGGGTACCTTGAATATGGACGACTAACTGGTCTTGTTGGTCTTGCTTGTTCAAGATTGTCTGGTGTTCTATCTTCAAGGTTTGGGATGTTGGCCTCAGACCCTGGGCCGTCCCGTCTTGCACCAAACCAGGAACGACGAAGACCTGGACCCTGAGTCCCAAGCTTTCCGTCGAATCCTAGTGTGTCCCCAAGCCAAGTATCGGCAAAGGTAACCTTTTCATCACCACTGATATCACGTAGATCTTCTTTCATGGAACTACTTCCACCAAAAACACCACTACGTTTATTAGGTTCTTTAGCCATTCTTGACTTGTCCCTTATTACATCCCTCTAACTGTTTGAGAGATCATTGTTCTTGTTATGCCGATATCGGCTAGTTCGGAGTCAGTCATACTTGAAAGCTCTCTAATAGCCTTCTGTTGTTTTTGAAAGACTACAAACTTATTAAGTAGTTTGGTAAACATATCTATATCCTCTTGAGTTTGAAATTTACTTCAGTGAGGATAATTATATGTATTTATTTAAATAAGACTAATGCTCTTCCTGCAACCCTGCTATTACCCTACAGGGATAAAGGTCTCTACTACTGTACATAGAGCATCAATGTTAGGGTTAGCATTACCTGAAGCTGTGATGTACATGATGTCACCTGGTTCAAACACAATGTAAGCATTACCATCCCACTG